GCACTGTGGTGATGACACGCTAATCAGTGTGTGGATGCACGATCCTACCAAGCTGCATGATGACGTCGATGCACCTCCTGCTGAAGGCGCCTTTCAGCTCCTTTGCATGGGCCTTGACATGTCGAACTTCGACCTGACTCAGGATCCCTATGTGTGGCACAAGATTGATGACTGCATCCAGGAGGACATGAGGAGGATCGAGCCCAAGATGGCAGACCTCTGGGGAGCCTTGCGCAAGCATAGGCTCGTCGCCCTGCATGGTGCAGGAACGGTCGTCATGAAGGGTGGAGGAGCGTCAGGGTTCCCAATGCAGAGTGAGCTTAATGACGTTATCGCCGAAATCGTGTGTCAGCGGGTGATACGCCGGATCTGCAGGAAGGGCGACCCCTCAATGCGCACGTGCCGGGGTGGCATATGTGGCCCCAACGTGTCGTACAGCTTCACAGCAGATCAGGTGCATCTCGCCATCAAGGAGGTTGCCCACGAGACTGGACTCACCATACGTACGGAGTTCATGAAGATCATCCGAGCGAGGACTGGCAGCTTCAACGTCAAGCGCTGGAAGACGGCGCAATTCACCGACGACGCGGAACAGGACTTGGTGTATGGACAGCCTCTCTGGAGGCACCCAAAGTATAGCATGGGTGCCACTCTATACGAGGCGGAAGAGTCCCTCATGTTCCTCGGTGTCGAGCTTCGCCCGCACTTCGTTGGTGAGTTTGAATTCCGTGCGCGCAAGGCAATGTGCAAGTCGTGGGAGAAGGTCCTTGCTGAAGTTCAGTTGGACGGATGTGCCAAGTTCTCCTACTTGACTGCCAAGGCGAAGAAAAGCCTCAGGGAGCAAGTAGCTGCAGGAGCTGCCTCAACTCACCACTTCGTTTGTCTCGACGCAAGCGGCAGGAAGGACTGGATACGCCCCGCATGGTTTGAATCACAGGTTGTGTTCGAGCCCACTCCTCCTGGTCACCCCGATCACGGGTGGGACCACGGGGAGACACCGCGCCTCCAGCCCAAGCACTCGTCCGATCCCGATCGAGATAGAGAGCTTCGATACGTGTGGTGCTCTCCCCGTGCTACAAGCCTCGTAGACGCCACGAGGGATATGTTCGCAGATCCCACCTTCGCGGCTAAGTCGTACGTGTACGTGGGGTTGCCCAACTTCGCTCGGCAGCTGCCAAGGATGATGTACTCCTCTGCACCATGGGTGAAGGACAAGACTGCTAAGCGCAAGTACGATGTCGTGCGGCTGTACGGCACTCTTCTTAGCATGGGCTCAGCCTTCATCCCATATGATGCTGAGGGGTACAGGGGGGCTGTGCAGAGCTTGAGAGGAGGCCTGGGACAGCGTCACAAGAACTTTGGCTTCTCTGCACGTAAGGCACTGGTTCCCATCCTAGCATCCTTGCAGGAGGAGGCAAGGGTCCTCAGAGCTATGATGGGTGGGGATACAGTCCTTGACGACCCCGACGTGGAGGTCATCAGGGAGGCAGGCTATGTTGCCCCCGCCACCCTTGACGCACTCATCGAAGGACTCCATCTTGGCGCCTTCATGTCTAAGGTCATGGAGATTTTCAACCCGATGCGCCTCCCGAAGAGGCGGGTTGAGCGCCCGGAGACGGACCCTCCTGAGGTCCCGCCTCCCGTGATTGCTCCAACCCTGGACCTCACCACCTACCGTGGCTACGGCTACGAGGGCGTGGCTGCGGACGCGCTCCATCGCGCTCTCCAGGAGGAGGATGCTCAGGATGGTGAGG